TTCATCTTATTCATGAGCTGATAGTTCATGAAATTTTTTACTCGTGAGGCTTGGTCTTCTTTTTGTCTATTGATTACACCCATAATTTGAGTGTGTACTGGACCTTTAGCCGGAAGTAATTCTTTGTAAGCCTGTGCTTGAAACTGTGTTACTGCTTCACCTAAAACTGGATGTGTTACACCTGAAGCACCAGAAAAAGGTTGGGTTCTATCTTCATATTTAAATCCTAAAAGATCTAAACCTTTGACATAACCATCCTCCCATTCTTTACGGGAAGATTTGTAATTCATGTAATTTGTAAAAAGTTCTGAGCCTAGTCTACCTAAAATTTCTTCTGGTAGAATATCAGCTAGGTTATCAAAATGTGATTCTGTTCCTTCTTGATTAATTTTATTTGGCTCAAAGTTTACATCTACTGAACCATCTTCATTCTGTTGTATATCTACGCCTTCACCACCTTGTGACTCTGCAACTTTTTCTTCTGCTAGAGCGACTTCTTCTTCACTAGGCGTTGTTACGCTTGTCTCTACTACGTTTGGTAGAGCTTTGTCTATTGTTGACATTCTTTTTCTCCGAGTTCTTTACTACTATAGTCTGTTTAAAAGGAACATTCAACCCCTGAGAGCTAGGTCCTCTTTTTGGGGGTGGTCCCCCTCCTGGAATCAATTTAACCATTATTCGTTTAATAAGTTATATCCTTGTATACCTAAAGATAGACCAAGTCCAACTATACCTGCTCTTGATAATAATCTAAGTCCTGTTTTTCCTAATCCTAAACTAGCAGCTTTTCTAACTACTGAAGGCAGTCCTCTTGTAAATCTTGGTGTTGTTTCTGAAAAAGCTGGATATAAATAGTTGAGTGGATCTGTTGCAATATCTAACGGCGAATCTCCTTCTGATATTTGACTACCAATATCCATAGCTGCTAAAGGAGCTAAAAGTCCTGGTGATGCTGCTACTCCTAAACCACGTCCTAAAGTTCTAAATCCTGTTTTAACTACTCCCGGTCTTTTTTGTTCAATACCAAATCCTCTTGCTTTACTAGCTTTAATTGTTTTCGGTGCAACTGCAACCGTAGATCCAGCAACAAGTGCACCTGCTAAAGGCAGTTGATAATCTAAAATATCTGGTCTTTGAAAGTCGTCTGTTATTGGATCAGTTGCCATAGCAACCAACATACTTTTTTGTTGATCTTCATTTGATAAATAAGTTGATGGATCATCGTTTCTAAATTCTTTTACAAGTGCAGCCGCAGCTCCACCAGCAAGTCCTGCAACACTAAATGTTTTAAATCCACCAGATCTTAAAAAGGCACTAGCTGCGTTTTTAACTTTAGATAATGGACCAGTATCATCAAGTTGTGAAAGTTTTTGTGCAGATCCAATAGGATCAGTTTCTAAAGCAGCCGCACAGGTTTTTGATATTCCACCGGTTTGATAATCTAAGATAGCTCTACAAGAATCAGGAGATTTTTTTACAGTGTCAACTAATTTTTTAAATAACTCAGGATTTGCTTTTACAGTGTCTAATTTATCGGCTAACATTCCAAAAGGTGCGGCTGCAGATTTTATACTAAAACCTTTTTCACCTTTAGCTAAATCTAAAACATTTTTTTGAGCCTCTTCGGATAGCTCGGTAAAGTATTTTATGTCTTTAGTGGGGTCACCTCCTATGTTTAAAATAGGAGTATCAATTTTAAATTTTTTAGCAAATGCTTGTGATTTTTTGTTAAACTTATTTATTTCTTCTACATCAATTTCTCCGTTAATAACATTTTCTAAAAGTGAAGAAAATTTTTTATCTATTCTTGCACCTTTCTCTATATTTAAATCCTTAGATATAATTTGTCCTAGTTCAGTATAACCTGGCGCATTTTTAAATGTAGCTGACAAACCAACAGCTTCATCTATAACTCCCGTAGTTCCTGTTAATCTGTTTCTTAAATTAACTGTTGTATTAGGCGCAAGATTTAAAGCAGCATCTCTAATGCTAAATTTATAGTTTCTAAGAGTACCTTCTCTAAATCTAAACCCATCGGTTTGACTTCCAATGTAGCTCATTATTGCAGCTAGTTTTTCTCCTGTTGGAGGTGACCATCGACTAGCCATACCTTTAGGAACTGCTCTGGCCTTATTTAATGCCTGTAAATATTTTGCAACATCATCTGATGTTGTAGTAGCGAGTCTTAGTTTTGTCTCGATATCGCCGTTTGTAAATTGAGTTTTGTATAAATTTTTAGTAAGTGTATTTAAATCTATCTCTGGATTTTTTTTAAATTCTTTGTTTATGGCTATAACTTTATTAAAGGATGCCCTTAATTGACTATCTGCACGTTTAGGTGTAGCGCTAGTTTTTACAATCTCTGCTTTAATATCTGCAGTAGTTACCTTTCTTAAAAAATTTGTAGATTTTTTTGGTAGGTCAAGTTCTTGGAATAATTTTTTTAAGTTTTCTCCTGTTTTTTCTCCAGAAAAACTTCCTGATTTTATACCTTGTAAATAGTATCTATAGTTTCTAACTTGATTAGCAACATCTTTTGGTAATTTTGCAACCAACTTTCTATAGTTTTCTATAGTTGGATTTTTTTCTAATTTGTTTAAAAATTTTATAAAACCTTTTGCACTACTTGGTTTCATTGCATTATTAGGAATAATGTATTTTACTCCATCCACAACTATAGTTGTTGTTTTTAGTTTGTATGGATTTCTCAATCTGTAAGCTGCTGTTCGTTCTGCTGGGGTTAATGCCATTAGACCTCCAAGATCTTAGCTAGACCACCCTCTTTCATACCAACATCGATACCTAATTTCTGTTGAATCTTCATTATCTCATCTGGAAAGTCTCGAGGATTTTTTAACGCTTGATTTAACATTTTAAAATATTCTGTTTTCTCTTTACCAACTAAACTTGGATCCATAGCAATCTCTTTAAATAATCTAGTTACCATAGGTCCAGTAATTCCAAACTCTTCGGCAGCAGCAAATCCTTCGCCAAGTCCTTTCTCAATGGCCTCTCTTCTTTTAGCTAGTCCTAATGCTTTACCTACAAGTCTACCTTTAAAGTATGGCACACGTCCACCATCAGCAAATTCAAAATCTTCTATGTCTACTGTTGTTGGGTCAAACTTTTTATCTGTAATAGTTCTACCTGCTCCATCTCTAACTTTAACTAATCTTTCTGCAAAGAGTTGTATATCATCCGGTGTATCTAATTTTGCAACGGCTGCTGCAACACGTGGTCCAAAATATTTTTGTACTAATAAAAACGGATCACCTAGTCCTCCGCCACCACCTTCAGTCATAGCTTTAAAATCAGCTTTCGTCATCGCTGATGCTAATGTTGGTCCTTCAGGAAAAGTTGGATCTTCTAAATCTTTTATTCTATTTAAAAATTCTCTAGCGTTAGCTCTAACAACCGGCTGAGCATTTGGTCCTACTCCAGCGTTTAAATAAATTTTGTTAACGACATCACCTAAGATTAATTCTTTATTCTTTACTCCTCTTAATAATTCTAATCCTTCACCTGATGGTAATATTGTTTCACGTGGATCAATACCTTCTAGATCAGGATCTCGTAAAAATTTATTTTTAGTAGGATCATTTAAACCTAAATCATCTGCTTGTTGTTCTAGTTTTTTTAAATTTTTTAAAACTTCATCGCTAGGTGCAAATCCAGTTGCTGCAAAATTTTCTGATGTGATTGGATCACCCGGTTTATATTTTGTTGGATCTCCTCCTCTTCTTAAAGTCATAATACCCTGTGCGTCTAGATTCTTGGTCCCTGTTGCCAGATCCGTAATGTTAGCTGGTCCTGGCGAAGGCATGTAGAACTCTTTCATGGTTTTCATGTTGTTAATTAATTTATTGGCTTGAACATCGTTTAATTTACCAGCTGTTAAGAAACCCATCGCTGAGTCTAACTCTCCTACGGCTTTAGATTGTGATATGAAACCTAATGCTTCAGGATTAATATCGCCATCAACCATTTCTACTGGAGATTTACCTTTACCTAAAAAATTAACATTGGTTCTGGTACCAAGGACCTTGGAAAGATTGCCACCTAAACTTTTATAAAGTTGTAATGCTAAATCTGTTAATGCTTTACTAGCCATAATATTCTACACGTTTTTTTGGGACTGGTTCATCTTTTGCATCCTCCGGGTGTCGAATCAATCCACCTTGTCGTATTCTCATTAGTGCTTGTGTCATGGAGTCAACATAGTCATCGTGATCTCCATGCGGAAACGCTGCACACTCTTCCACAACTTCTTGAGCAAAATGTTCGTGCATCGGGGCCCAAACTTTGCCAGATTCAAAAAGTGGCGAAACTGAGTTTACCCTTGCATGTTTATCATTTCCTTTGCTCGGTGTAAAGTTGACAACTGGAATTCCCATACGTCTTAATTCAGCTGTCAAAGGTATCCCTGATGCCTTGGCCTCGATCAAAGTCATATCAGGACGCCACCATAGATACTCTTCATGGGCAATTCTTCTAAGTTCGGGGAACTCGTACCTGTCCTTAAATGCCGATAATAGTATGATATTATCTCCGCTATCCTCTGTTTCAAACACTCCCCATGTAGTTATAGCGCTATAGTCGGCAGATTCTTTTTTTAAAAAAGCTGTATCATAAGATTGAATTTTGTATTTTACTTGTGGAGGTTCTTTCTTATCCCAGTTTCTCCACCAGTCTCTTTTAATAATTGCACCCTCTTCTGCTGTTGGTTGCTGCATATACTGAGCATTCCAATTAGATACAGGTATTGATGCTTTTGTTTTTTCTAATTCGTCTTTGGTCCAGTATTCAGGCCAAACTGGTTTGCCACTTGGCAGTATGGCAGGTAGTTCTACTATATCCCATTGGTCAGAGTCTTCCTCTCCCTGAGCCTTGATTAATTGTCCAGTAAGATCTTTTGTAGACCAACGAGTCATTACACAAACTATTTTACCACCTGGCTGCAAACGTTGACGTGGACCTGACGTGTACCAGTTCCAGGCTTTCTCAAAAGACTTACTATCTTTTTTAATATCTTGTTCTTTGTGTGGATCGTCAATAATTAATAGATCAGCACCACGTCCTGTTATCGCTCCACCGACACCGGCTGCAAAGTATTCGCCGCCTTGTTCGGTTTTCCATTTACCTGCTGCCTGACTATCTTCCATGAGTCTTGTATCAAAGACCTGTTGGTAATCTGCATCATCAACTAAATTTTTAGTCTTACGTCCAAAGTCAATTGCAAGATCAGCTGTGTGTGTTGCTTGAATTATTTTTAGTTTTGGATTTTTACCAATCATCCATGCCGGAAGTAAGTAAGATGCAAACTCTGACTTTGTGTGTCTTGGTGGCATGTTGATAATCAAACGTTTAATTTTTCCTAGTGCAAGATCATTAAATTTTTTATTA